TTGAGAACACGGGTATGCTCTTTGTCTTGTCCTTCAAAATACCACATCCAGCCAGTTTGACCTGAACCCATGTAGTTTTCGAAAGGAACCCAAGTCATTTCGCCCATTGCAGAACCGGAAGTGGTGTGTTTCCACTTTTCGATCATTACATTGTTTTCATACTTGTTCAGACGGCTGTTTCTTGAACCAGGCTGACCTGTTTGTTCACCGTGAGCATTACCAGGGATGATGATTTCATCAGCAGTAGTAAGCGCAGGAACGTTTGTACCAGCAACAGTAGGAGTAGCGTCAAAGCTAAATGGAGTTACATTGGTAACAAGACACTGAACACCTTTAATAATAACAATCTGCTCGTTCAACAAAGGATTTGTTGTTGACTGAGGATTGTTTCCTGTAGAACCAACAACAATGTAGGGAGCCTGTGGAGTGGTTGAATATGTATAGGCATAAGATCCCTGAACATTCAGCGTTACTGTTCCGTTGGTAGGACCAGCAGCAGAACCTGTTGTTTTTACGGTTTCGTGCGTCCAATCATCTTCCCAGTGAAGATAGTTAAGGGCGCTGATACCTTCTTCAGTTCCGTGAAGTTCGAGGAAACCGGTAAGAAGCTGATCGCCATACTTTCTAACCATTTCAGGATAGATTTCGGGTTTCAGAAGTTTTGTTGCCGCTACGGCATCAATTGAGCTAATCCAGTTGTGGTTAGTTCCCGACTGGACGAGTGAAGGAGTTGGCATTTTCTTTTTAGATTAAGTTAGTTAATAAATAAATTATTTGAGTTTGTTGGCAAAGTAATTAGCTATAACGGAATTAGTATCCATTGGCTTGGTGTCATTGGTTGATTTAGATTCGGTCGTGAAATTGATATTCTTTTGTGTTTTGACGACATTTGCTGCTCCTGCGGCTTTGCTTTCCTGTGCAATCTTCTTGATTACATTGTCAAAGATTTCCGCTTTTGCAAGCTTGGTAGCCAATCCCTTGATGTCAACGCCTGTTATTTGGTCACCAGACCTTTTCAGATATGGTTCCAATAACTTTGTGCTTCCATCGTAAAGACTTGCCACTACATCTGCAACAGCATTTTTTTCATCAGCACTCAAATTATAATCAATCTCAAACCCCTCTATCGGTGTAAACTTCAATTTTTCGATTTCCGTAACGGTCGCCCTGACCTCTTCCGAAAACTGATTTCTTGCCGCTTTTGCCGATTCTTCCATTTGAGCCATAGCCGTTTGTTCAGCCTCTACTTGCTCGGGTGTCTTGCCTTTGAAAATGGATGACTTGCTCTGATAGTCTGTCAAGAAATCAAGTGCTTGCTTTGCCTCCCTGGCTATCTTGGCACTCATCGCTTGCTGTAACGGAGTTTCGTCATCGTCCTCCCATTGGTCAAGTTTATATCGTTCGTTAAGCTCGTATTCGATCTCAACTTCAGATAATTCAGGATTTTCAATTTTCATGCGCTCCCTGAAAAGTTCGATAGGATTATCAATTGTGCTGTAATCTTTTGTTTGCAGCTTAAACCAATTCTCGTCTATCTTACCACCGGAAGCGATATACTTATCGACTTTTTCGGCTATTTCAGAGTTGTACTTAAATGAATTTTCCGCCGGTTTGTTAATCAAGGATTCTATTTCCTCCCAAGACTTGTGCTTGCCACCCGTCCTTTCAGCAATGTAATCCTCGAAGCTTTTAACATTCGGCGCACTTTCATTTGCGCTTGTTTCCGCTGACGCTTCAGCAGAAGTTGTTTGTGATGTACTTTCAGAACTCGATGTACTCTCTTGTGATGTATTGCCCTGGCTTTGATTTAACTTTGCCGCCAACAACGCATCTTGATCAAACTGACTTTCGGGTAGCGAATTGGCAAATGCCGCTTGTGCTACCGCTGCATACATTTCTTTTTCAGAACTCATACTTTACTTTTTAAATTGAACACAAAATTATTTTTTATATTTACATTCTTTTATAAAAATACTTATAAAATGCCTTTAAATGACAAAAAATTATTACAACTTCGTATGAGCAGGGGTTTATCCCAAAACGAAGTTGCAAAAAACTCCAATATTAGCCAGGCAACATTGTCATATATGGAGTCTGGTAAATATGATGATTATCGGATAAGTCAGTTAGAGGCATTAGCAAAGTTTTATGGCGTATCATTAGACTATCTGGTTGATTATGCTCCCGATGAGCTGATAAAGGAACGCTTTTTATTGGAAAGAGCAAAGGAAAATGTTCAAGAGTCATTATCCAATATTAACAAGCTAATACTTAAAAATACTGACAAGCAAGCAAAAAGACTATAAAGAAGGGAACTTTATAGGTTCCCTTCCGGTGTCATCTCTTGCTGTTGAGGTGCTGATAGCGCGTTTTGAAATGCCATTGTGCTAAATGATTGTTCATGCGTAATTTCTGCAACCTCTTTCTTTCCTTGATTAGCCAATTGTAGCTGAAGCTGTATCTGCTGCATTTTTTGCTGATGCTCTTGTGCCGAAAGCTGTGACTTGACCTGGCCTTCAAGCTGCAATTCCTGCATCTTGCTTTGCATCTCCATTGCCAATGTCTGCTGTCTTGCCTGCTCCGCCATTTGTGCTGCCTGTGCCTGCACCTGTGCATTCATTTGACTATCTTGCTGCTTGGTGCTTTGGGCTTCTTTAATATTACGTTTTTCACGCAATACCAATAGCTGTGCCGCAAGCTTCACGCTGCTCTTCATGTATTCCTTGATAAGAATAACATCGCTTGGCTTTAGTGATCCTGTCTGCAAGCCCATGTTAATCATCTGCATCAAATCTTGTTTTTCTTCCTCGTCAGGCAACAGTTCTATTTTAATGCCAAACTGTGCCAATGACAATTCTTTTCCAGCCTTTATAGCCTTGACACTTTGTAGGCCAATGGCAGGAACAAAACCCTGAAGCCCATCGCCAAACTCGCAAACATCCTGTATCATTAAAGAAAGCCTGTCTGCCGTTTTTTCAACAATACGCAACATCGTATTTGTCAATGGACGCAATACATTCATGGACGCTTGAACAGCCAGCTTTTGATTGCCGACCAACGCTTCTTTGTCAGGACTTGACGCATCCACAGCACTATTATAGCCGATAACATCGTTCATCAATTGTATTTCGTGGTTATACGCTAATATGAATTGCTGGAAGTTTCTTCCAATACCGTTTTCAAGCGGTGTCAGCGGACTGCCATTAATAACGCTTCCATCTGCACGAACACTGCTATATACAAAGCTACCGGTCTGCTTTTTAAGCTTCAATATTTGCTTTGGATCCATCATGGCATTGCTGCCATTACCCATACCGGCAACAACCTCATCCAAAGAAGAAGTGTCAATGGCAAGCCCAGGAGGAGCCGCTTCCATAATAAACTGCTGTGCCTTGTAGTGAATAAGGTTGATTTGGTCCTCGTGAGGAATCATCCTTTCTACCAACGACTTGTTTTCCATGTCGTAGATGTCAGGATAAATCATTACTATCGGAAGCTCGGCCTTGGGGCTATATGAAATACCGTTTTTGCTACGCTCAATGTTTTCCTGCATCTTGTAGCCCCAAATGTAATCCGTTCCAATTACCCAATAACCCTCGTAAATGTATTCGGTTGCCTTATTATATATTGTGGACTTAACTTTTTTGTCCTTGCTATCGGCATTGTAGTATTCATCAACCGGTGCAAAGTCAAATACATTACCCCTTTTGACGTTTTTCTTTTCTTCCCATTTGTCGTTGTTGACAGCCTTAAACCAAAACCTCAACACGCTGACATTAAAGTCATCATATCCGCGACCAAATATCCTTGCCGCATTTTGATAATAGCCTTCGTAGCTGTTTCCCCATGCCCAGCGCCTATTACCCATCTGTGAGCCTGCTGTCTTGGCAATGTTAAACAAATCATCTTCGGTAAAATCGGTTTCAAACTGCGAAATTTCCTGAATAGTATATTTACTGATAACGGCTTGATAAGGCACGTTTCTAAAATCATCCCACTTGGAATATGGCGTAATTATGTCAATCGGATCCTGCCATTCAACACGAATATTTTTGTTGGCATCATAATAACGCAACAAGGCCCCTTTCTTTAATACAACCAAATCCCTTATTAGCTTCTTCTTGCTGTCCTCAAAGTTGTTGTCATAAAAAACAAAGTCCAAAGCCTGCTCCATAGAAGCAGCCAAATCGTCCTTATAGTTGAGCTGCAAGTGAAGCTCTGCTTCCTCATTATCTTCAGGAACCTTTGCACTGGGTGGTATAAGCGGAATGCCGGTAGCTTTGCTAATCTGCTCGTCATATTGTTTGAGAAACATATTGGCGTAAAGCTCCCTGCGGTATTCGTCCTGCTTGGTAAGACTAACAGGATCAATTGGAGTACACCTGATCTTATAGTCCATGTTCATCATCCTGCCTACAATATTGTCAACAATAGACGCAATTCGATTAGTAGGACTAAAATCAAGGTTAAGATAAGAAGTGTCCCCAACGTCAAGACGGTTAAGATATTTAAGCACGCTTTCAAGACCTTCAGCATATCGTCTGTTAATTATATCTTTTTGTCTTTTGTTAGCAACAATGTTTGCCTGTAAATTCCAGGCATTCCAAATAGCCCTTGCATAGGCAATTCCATAACGGGGATCAGCCTTTACGGATGCAGGTGCTAATGGATTGGGAAAGCCTTTGAGTGCTACCTCATTACCCCTTTCGTCAATTATTGGTTTTGCCTTTGGCATTTTTAAATATAATTGTTTGGTGTTATTTTATAACTTTCAGTACCACTTACTTTGTATGTGTCAAACAGATCGTATGACCTTCTTTGTATCGGCTTTCTGATTGTTTTCCTATTTCCTAACAAAGATAAACCAAATCCAACCATTTCATCAAATTTCGTCCACTTGGCATCAAAGTCAAACGCTGTCAAGCATTTTAGCAAATTATCGAAGTAAACCTGCCCCATCCTCGCCTCTTCATTTTCTTTCTCAATCAATCCGACATAGTTTACCACAAAGCTTTCAACGGCATAGACAAGCGCCTGACGAGCCTCCTCGCCAGACAAAGGTATGCCTTTTTCCTTTTGGTTGTGTGATGAATATGCTGTTTGTGTTTCTTCGGGCCTATCCATTAAGTAGTTTTCATAGCCACGCATCCTAAAATAGTTGATCGTGCCTATCTTGTTGGATTCCACAAGTATCTCCCATCCATAATAAACGCACTGCAAAATCATATCCTCCCACATTATTTCAGGAAGTGACGGCCTGTTGACATATTCCAAAATAGGAACACCCGTTTCATACGGATTCATAATGTCAAACTTTCTTGTGCCGTAACAGGCAGCATTGGACTTTCTGTTGTCTGTCGTTACCTTGTTATCATACGGATCAAGCCCAAAGCATCCTGTTTCATTGTTTGCCGGTGACCTCTTGCCAAAACGCATAACCATTTTGTTTCTGTCCTCCGGTTTAGGCATCCAGCTAATCAGCCATCTGCCTTCAGCACAAGGATGCCATACCACCTTTGTATCCCGTTGACCATTCTCCCAAATAAAGTTTCCCCTGACAAGCAGGTGTGGGTTTTGCGTCAAATGTATCTTGTTATGATCTAATTGCTGAAAAATCTTGGCAATGTCATAGGTATGTATCTTGTTTGCCCCTTCCCTAAAGGCATCTGTTTCGTCAAAAGGGTGCATACGACATTCCTCGTAGTAACCAGCCAAATCGCCGCTTTCAAGGTATGCCTTGCGCTTGTTTTCTAAAAACTCCCTGGCTCCAATGCACTCGTCATCAGAATCAATCGTTTTTAGGTATTCAGCCTGCTCTGCTGTTGGGGTTTCAATAATGCTTTCCCCATATTCGCCAATAAATCCTTCCAGTCCGTCATAGGCAGGAACAAAATACCTATACATTCCTGTCAGCGTTTGTCCGTTGGATGTTTTTGTTCGTGAGCTGCTCTTATGCCATATATTTTCAAATGCCTTTGCTCCAATACGCCTTTTCTTCAGCGTTCCTTCCTGCAATGGCTCGTTGACAGTCGTTCCTACCAATGCCTTGCCTATTATTTTCTTTCCACCACCAAGCGTCAAACACTTCTCGACAATCTGCATCCACTTTTCAAAGTCTGCTTCTTCCCACTTTCCAACCTCATCACCGATAATACCCTTTAGCTTATAACTATCGTATGCGTTGTCAGCCGTGTTTTTCCAGCTAATCTTTGTGTTCAGGCTTATTTCCTTTTTGGCTGTTTTGTTTTTGGAAGTAATTTTTTGAACAGGAGCTTTAAAAACAAGCTCTTTCTTGACATCTTCAGCCGATTGTACCTGCGGCTTAAAGAATGGGGGTAACTCTTGGAAAGCATATACTATCTTGTCAAACAATTCTTTGGCATCACCACCGGTCTTGGAAACCATGCCGTAATTGGAATTAAATGTCTTTCGGGCATCATTGAGTATAATGGATGCCGCCCGGTATGAAAATCCGTCCCTACGCTTCTTCAGGTAGTCAATTCCCAAACACTTTGAATCGGAATTGCATACCTCCCAAACATAAAACCATCGCCTATCTACATCCCTATACTCTGGATAACCAACGTCAAGCTTAAAATAATTAAGGTAAAAATAGTGATCACCAGTAATATAAGTAGGCTTACCGTTGATATAAAACCAATAACCCTCAATGCAACGCCTGTTTTCTTCGTCAATCCAATCACGAACCTTTGCGTTTTTGATATACAGGTCATCTATTTCGTCCTTTTCCTTGTCGTAGATAGCGTGTAATATTTCAACCTTCCGCCACTTTTGTTCTTTTTTGGGCAGGTCATTTCCTGCTATTTCAGTTTCACGTGGAACAGCAGGCAGTTTAAATACTATGTCTTCGTATAAGCGAGCCTCTTGCATTATTTTTTGCCTTTTAATGCCAGCTTTTCGGCAACACTCAACGATTCAATTTTCTTTTCTTCATTAAGCTTTCGCTCCTGGTCAGGTGTCATCAGCTTGCGCAATTCGTCCAATGTCTTGTTCAAATCCAATATCTTGTCAAAATACCACTTTGTTCTATCAAAACTTTTGTCCGTGCTTTCCGCAAACAGGTCAATGGGCGTTTGCAACAACTGAACATTAAAGTTGTCGAGCTGCTTGCGAACAGACCTGTATGATTCATAGTATGGACTGTCTTCATATAGCTTCAGCTTTTGTTCAAGGTATTCAACATAAGACAGAGCTTCCCTGTCTTTTATTATAGGCTTTTTCATAATACTCGTACTCTAATTTAAGCAAATATACAAAAAAGCCCATTCGTTTGACGGAATGGGCTTCTTTGATTTGCAATTTGCTTCTTACAATCCCTGTGCATTAATCGGGAATCCACCAGGAATAACACCTGTTGATGCAACTGCGGTTGAAATTTGTGCCGGAGTTTGCTGTGCCAAATATACTTCCATAGTGTTTCCATTGCGGAAATACTCGAATTGGCTATTGGCAAGCGGCGGATTTGTTCCGGGAGGATCTTGAATTGTTCCAAAGTGATTAACAGAACCGTTCAACAAAACAGTTGTATAATCTTCTCCATCTTTGGAAATGTCAAGGGAAATCAACTTTGTTGACAATCCCAAAATTGCTCCGAAATTTTGCGTTACAATCACTCCTTTGTTGAAACCTGTATTGTGCGGTGCACTATACAGAATTTCGCTACCAACGGACACGTTGTTTACTACATAGTCCATTACCATTTCTATTTGGCTGTCATCCAAATGAAATGGCAAGTTGGTTTCATATTGAGTTAATGATATAAGTGCCATTTGTTTTTTCCTTTCTTTTAAGATTAATAAACTCTGGATACTGTTGCGCTTGTTGACTTGATAACAATTTCAAATTTACCAAGAGATGTTGTAGCACCATCAGCAACAGCACCCGTTCCATTCAAAGTATTAAAGTTAACATTTCCTCCACCAGGAACCGTAACAGTTGCAGCATTTGTTGATCCAATGCTTACGTTTTCTACAAAGAAAGTAATTACGCTTCCTTCTCCGTATCCGGCAGATGTAAAGTTTGCAAAAGTAGGAAGTGTTAGAGCAACTGCACCGCCAGAAGTATCAGCTTTAATGTAGCCAGCAGAAACTTGATTTACGCTAAGGCTTGTGCTTGTAATAGCAGCGCTGATGTTGTACTTTGTATTATTGGTGGCTGAAAACACCAGTGTTTTTACAACAGAAGGAGCTTCAGTTGCAAACAAATATGTAATCAGGCCAAACTCTTTGTACATGATTTTGGAGCCAATAGGATCAACAACAACATCAAAAATGTTGAGAGCGTTAACCAATACTGACTGGCCACCGATTGTCAAAGTAATAAGAGCCGTAGAAAGAGCAGCAATAGCCGCTGGCGTTTCGTTGACAATTACAGCTACTTGATCGCCCAAAAAGGCAGAAGGACCAGAATAAACAACATTAGAGCCAGCGCCATAAGATGTTACTCTGTAGATGTCGATTTCGTCAACCTGAATAGAGGCAGGTGAACCGGATGTGGGGGTAAGCGTTAATAAAGCCATTTTTTTAAGTTTTTAAAGGTTTAAAGGTTATTGTTTAATGTTTTTATAAATCAATACCCAAAAGTATCAGTAATAAACGATACCCCTTATAAAAATACTTATAAGAATACAGGTCAGTTTTCTTCGATAACGCAAAAAATGTCATCAATGTGCATCCGATACATTTCCTTGCCTTCAATCTTTAAAGCATACTCGCTGAAGGTCGGATGAATGATTGTCTGACCGCTATCAAAACCTGCCTCCCTCGCCATATTGCCCACAAATTCGACCTTTGACAAAAGAAACTTTTTTTCAGGACTGATCTTTGTATAAATCTTTACACCCGAAACTTCAGTGTAAGTATCCTCCTCGTTCTCCATTACAGGTGTCGCCAATAGCCACTTTTCCATCGGTATCACATCCCCATCACGCACCACACAGATGATTTGGTTATAATCTGCTTTATAAAAGATTTCTTCGCCATAAGAAACTTCGTTCTCCGGCTGGCTGACAAAGTGGTGGAAATATACCTTGTCGCCAATCTGCAAGGGGGTGTCATAAAAATACCCCTCATAATAGGGCCTGCCTGCCCCATCTTCTTTCCTCACCCGTGCATCTACCTTACGGGGTATCTGCTTAACAATGCCATGCTGGATAGCATTGGTAAAGGGCTTTATCACTTTGTTGACCTTGCCGGACTTCTGCTCGGCTTCAATCTGCATCAGCCTCCTTTTAAGGTTTACCGTAGGCAAGCCCCTTTTGCTGGCTAACACCCACTGCTCATGCAGCTTGGCATATTCAGCCTCAAGCTCCCTGTAATAATGATACAGCTCACTCTCCTGCTGATCGGTCGTGCTTTGCTCGCCAAAGTCCTTGTCAACATATAACTCTAATCCATTGGCAAGCTTTATCTTGCCGTCTGCCTCCCTGTCAACGCTGACAAGAAAGATGTTTTTAAGCGGTTGTATCATGGGGTACTCTTTTTTTTATTTCATAAATACTATCAAGGTGATCCAAAAAGTCCGTAAGGCTCATTGGACGATTGCCGGTTTCAAAGTATGTATTCCATGCCTTGTCCCACTCTCGCACCTTGTATAGTATCTCTACAAACTGCTGACGCTGCAAATCCAGGTCATACTCATTCTTAAATTCAGCCAAAATATTCATATACTCTTACTCGTTTTACTTTAACACATTTTCCCACGCTTGACAGATCGCTGCGATTGCTTTATCAATGCCTTCATGGAAGCATTACCCTTCTTATTCTGAATGGTCGGCGTTTTTGCTATACGCTTCAGTGATGATTGTTTTTTCATAGCCTATCGGTATTTAGCGGTTTTCTTCTTGATACTCTTGGGCTGTGACACAAACTGCTTGCCTGCCTTCTTGCCTGCCGCCTTCGCCTTGTTGGTAGCCGACTTCTCGCCCTTGCTCAAAGCAGACCATGCCGCCTCCGGCAGGTAACGCTTCTTGCCCTCTGACTTGACCTCTTTGCCGCTGCCCTTCTTCTTGTTGGCATGGGTTCCAGAGGTCATCCACTTCTGTGCCGTCCAATCCCTTAAACTCTTCTGCGGATCCTTTGCCATATCACTTTTTCTTTGTCTTATAGCCACCACCAGCCGCCTTATACTCCCTGGCAAGCATCTGTGCCTTCCTCGCACTCCAAAGACCCGGATCGCCGCCCTTGCCGCCAGCCTTGATCTTCTCGAACAAAGACTTCCTAATGCCAGGCTTGGTATATGTCCCCGCCTGGTTGACCTTGCTCTTTGTCGTTGTTTTCTTCGCTGGCATAACAATTACTGCATTGGGTTAGGCATCGGCATTATGCCGTTCATAACATTGATACGCTGCATCAGACTGTTAAGAATGAATGGATTGGTGTCAGCATTGGTAGTGCTTCCGGGTACGCTGATTTCAGCAGTGTTTGAAGATACAGAGTTATCCTCGGTGTTAAGAACAAAGAAAATAACAGTGTAAACAAATGATCCGTCACCGATAGCTGATTGCTTTACAGGTGCAATGTGGTAAAACCCTTTAAAGTTATATTTCATGTTTTTTATTTTTTAAACTTGTTTTTAAATAGTTGCCTGTGAAACAGATATGCCCACAAAAATACTAAAGTTATTCCAATATCAAACAAACATTGGCTGAAAGATACCTTTTCAAGCGTCCATATCTTTAGTATGACACCAAGTATCATCCATATAAAACCCACTCGCAGCGACCAATGGCCTACAAAAGACCACCTGTGAACAATCTTCTCATTGTCGCCATATAAATATATGTAGAACATCGTCAGGCAAAATCCCAATATGATGCTCATAACAAAGTCAATAGCTGTAAATAATATCATTTTTGTTCCTTTTTAACGTATTTGTCAAACAGCGTTTCTACGCCCTTCAATCCAAAATACCCCAAAAGAAACGCCATACCATATTGGCTCTTGCCGGTCAAATCAAAAAAGTCAACCGCTATCTGCGTAAGATAATTAGCACTCAATGTGCCGGATGCTATTCCGAATACAGAACTTCTGATGCTCATAGCCGCCCTTTTGCTAATCATTAGCAATGATCCGAACATCCCTGCCAATATCAGCGAAATGTCAATCCCAAGGTCAATCAGATATTTTTTTATCATCCTTTATGTATCCCTTTTCTATCGCTTCCTTGCGTGTTATAAGTCCTGTAAATCCCGTTTCGTCAGTGTGAACATACAACTCCCCCTTGCTGATCCTCTTCTCCGTTTCCCTGACAATACTCCTTTTCATTTCTCTACTTAACTTCTCCCACTCCGGTCGCTCCGCCTCGGTGATCCATAATGGCCTGCCGTTATAGGTTTCTTCCTTTACCTCATCCATAACCTCCCCTTCATCCGACAAGCCCATACGCATATTATAACGCTCTACCTGCACCTGATACATACCCCAGGCAAACAAGCCCATTACCACCAAAAGAATATATGAACCGATGTACTCCATATCCTAATGGTTAGAACGGTAAGTCGTTATCCGCCTCAACCGCCTTGGTAGCCTTCTTTTTTTCTACAATGCCCTTAACAGCGACAGGCTCTTCCGCATCCGCAGCCTTCTTGCCACCCAGCATCTTCATGTCGTTCAGCACCACCTCCGTGAAATACTTGGTAACGCCATCCTTTTCATAGGTCTTGTTAGACAAACGACCATTGACATACAGCAAATCACCCTTTTTGACATACTTCTCGATGATCTCCGCAAGCTTGGCAAAGGCAACACAGTTAATCCATGTCGTATCCTCTTTCCTTTCACCGGCCTTGTCCTTGTAAACCTCGCTGACAGCAAGCGTAAATACCGCCACTATTCTGCCACCATCCAAAGATTTGACCTCTACATCTTTTCCTACACGCCCGATAAACGAGCAACTGTTCAATGAACTCATATATACTTGTTTTAAATGATTACATCTTCCTTGGGACCACTATCGCCACCCTCTTCCCGGGCAGCCATCTCCGCAGCCTTTATCATCTTGTCATGCCTGACCTGACGCTGAACATCAGCAAGGTATGCCTTGTGGCTCTCACACAGCACACAGCCATGCTCATGGCGGAAACGAACACGGACATCTTCGGGGATAATATCCCAAATCTTCATCCAATGCTCGTATAATGCGTCCTTATCCATTGAGTTTAGTCCTTCCATAGCACTATCGTTTTTTTACGTCAAATGCCGATATACCTTTTTTCGTGTCCTTGATATTATATGTCACAAGGTCGTCCTTCTTGACTTCCTCTGTAACGGCTGTAATGTGAAAGAAAATGTCCTTGCCTTCCTCATCAACAATAAATCCATACCCCTTGGGCTGATTATAAAATTTTACGATTCCTTTATTCGTAGTAGTCATTACATTAAAATTTTCAAAATAAAGGCACAATACTAATCATTGTCAAGCAAATAAACAAACATTATTTTCCATCAATGCGTGCCTTCTTCAGCTGATAGGCGTTTTCCTTGAAAATCTTCGCATTTTCAGCCATCTGACTGCGACTTCCCCTAAAGGCATACTCCCCGTTTACAAGGTAATAGCGCCTCCCCCTCTCGCTTTTCTGCTCAATAATAATATTATACCTCTTCAGCTCATCAAGGTGACGCTTGATAGTCGCCGTACTAATACCATACTCCGAAACAATCTTCCGGTAAGACAATGACACCCGGTTCTTATACTCCATAAAACCCACAAGAACACCGAAAAACCCCAACCCCGACAAGCCAAGCGTTCCGGCAAGACGACGATATGCCTCCATGTTTACCATAAAATACGGATCGTTGTCCCGGACAATACCCCCTATCTCGCCAGTATCAGAATCAAAAGAACGCCACTTCTTTATACCCCTGTCATAAAATAACTCCTGTGACATACACCCCAAATATACCGCTTTAGTTTTGAAAGCGCAAAACTTTAGTTTTGAAAGCGCCAAAAACACCCCAAAAAACCCCTACACCCCAACAACAACAAGCCTCACAGCCATTTTAATAAAGAAAATCGCCTTTTATTCTTTTAACGGAGAAAGTATGCACATCGAACAAGCCCCCCTTTTTTCAACCACCACAACCAAAATCATACCCAACCCTATTGCTATTACCCCACAGCATATATACCTTTACCCCCACACACACCAAAAAAACAACAATACCACAAAGTTATGAAAAATTACTACTTTAACAACGTCCTGATGAAAAAGAACAATCCATATAACCTCATGGGCCAAATACAACGTATCATAGCCCTCGAAGCAATATCACAAACAGTCATCGAAATATACCTCGACAGAAAACCCAATAAAGAACCTAAACTCCTCGCTTACTACACCTCTGTCCCAAACCCCTACTGCCTCGATATACCCGAAAAAAAAGACAGATACTTCAATACCCACAAAGATACCCTCAAACACCTGTGCAACTACACAACGCATACCCTCGCAATTTCAGCCGAATACGAAATCAATAACAACAAATATAACCTCAACTAAAACCATGAAAACACCATTTCCCATCAAACCAAACAAGCAATTCAAACACATCGTCAACAAAATAACCAAACTCAACAACGACAAATCCCCAGTCAACCACAAACAAATAATCCGCCATAATAACCTGAACCCCAAAAAATATTTTGACCAATTCTCCAAACTCATGAACTAATACACTATATTTACACCCGTTCTGTGTTAAATGTTAGTGTGAATACCCCCTGCATTTCCCTGGCCCCCATGATGCCAAATATGTAGGGGGTTTCTTTTTTCCCCGTTTTTAGCTTATTACAAACACTATCCCCAATAAAACATATAAAGACTCAACCGTGCTTGCAAAATTGCAAGAAATCCCCTTATTTTGCCCTGAATGGAAAATGCGTGGCGTGAATATGGGTGGGATAGTACGATATATACGGGGGGGTGGGTATCCGGAACAAAAACGTGTTTTTCCGTATGGGGTACGTCCGTTTCCCGTCCGTTCCCGTTTGTTGTTGGCTGTATCGTTATGCTATCTGTCAGAACGGGAAACACTAATAAAAATACGGGAAATGCTCCGTCTTGTTTCCGTTTCATTTGATTTGGAAACAAAGTTACGTTTCGCGGAAACTGAACACAAAAAAAAATAACTGAAAGGCAGTGATACCAAGGGATCGCAAGGAAACTGAAAAATTAAAATCGCGGAAAGCCTCGCCATTGTTGAGCTGCAGCGTTTTGGAAAAGGAACAATACCCCCCAAATCCTTTATTTATCGTATCTTTGTTTTTCGTGAAACGTTGAAAGCCTTTAATATCAAGGGAAATGAAGTTATACCACGTGTTAATTGACCGCGGATACAGCCATAAGCAGATGATTAATCGGCTAAAGATCAGCCATTACAGGCTTTTCCGCATACTTGAGGATCCAAGATTGGCGGAAATAGGGGAGTTGAGGCGTATATGCAGGCTTGCAGGCCTTGATTTTATTGAGGTTTGTAAGTATATTGAGTATCGATATTGGCCACATGAAAGGGTTTCCAAGGATTCGGATTGATTTTTTCCAGGATTTATAGGGTTTCCAGGGCGATAGTTTCCTGAAGATGCTTGATTTTGTTGGCTTTTTTCGGCTTTTGTTTTTCGATAGTTTCCCTATATATATATTAAGGCATAGAAAAAAAATAAAAAAAATTTTCATCCTGCGGAACGTCCCTATCTATAAGGGTTTCAAAAATACCACCTTTGCGAAGGCCTTGTTTTATTGGGGTTTCAGAATGTCATTGAAATTTGCATATCAACTTTTTGTCCGTATCTTTGTCTTGTTGTTTGATTGATAATTGATTGACGGCTGAATAAAACGTTATTCAGTTACTGATAAAGGGGACGAAAAAAAAATTTACTTTTTTTCTTGCAAATACGAAAATTGTTTGTACCTTTGTCAAACTTAATTGAATAGGCAATGTTTAACGTAACATTGTAGCGAGATTGAAATACTGAAATTTGGTAGTACGTCTATAGTATATATATATTGTAGGTACAGTTATCAAGTAAAGGGAAACAAAGAATACCCGCGTTATTGCGGTGACAGAAACCCCAATAACCGCTGTTAAATAAGCCAAAATAAAAAAAGTTATTTTTTTCTTGCAAAATACAAAAAGACGTTGTATCTTTGACATATCAAATTGAATGAAAGTTTAACCAATAAGAAAGGAGCAAAGTAGACAAAAGTAATTAGTATACATATGAACTACGTGTGGGTTTATCGGTAATACCCTCCATCATGGCACAGGCCGGATACGTCCGAAGTGTGCGAAGTAAAAGACCAAGCCGAAATTAAGTTCAGCAATGGACCTGGGAATAATATGCCCAAAGCATACCCAGAGCAGGTGTCGGCCTGTAATATGAGAGCTATATGCTCGTGTAATTGAAAACTAACGAACCCGAATAGCGGATTTCCGGATGCGTCTGGAACGGCTACGGCCGAGAAGCAGGGCAGAGTTATATTGTGTGCGGATATTGTAACGCAAGGCAATAATTACATCCGAATGTAAGGTATAGACAGAATCAACGCAAACTCGTCAAAACCTCTCCGCATGGAATACGTGTGCGGTGTAGTGAGCCACCATAGGCTCATGAATCAAATAACAAGATGAACGGACTTTGTCGGACTAAAGCGTCAAACAGAGCGTGCCGATAGCAAGGCACTCATACGCTCTGTTGCTTCGAGAACGGGGGTAGATGGTTCTACTTTTGACAAATGAGCGTTCGATCCGCTCGCCTCCGTCTATTTATTACAATCCACAAATCAATTCACACTCTAAACACTGACACAATGCAAGTATTTAACACTGCCTGCTCGGTCGCAATAGTTGCGGTCGGGCTATTCATGTTCGCCTGGCTTGTCATCGACACAATCCAACTGCACAAAGATGTATGGGGAAAGGAGGACAGCCATGTTGACTAATGACGACATTGTAAAGGCTACGAAGTGCAATACGCTCTTTCAGGCGGTCAATGACCTCGAATGGTTTGCCGGCAGTCGTATTGGCGACAGCTTCAATGATGCGGACTACTTTCACTGGACGAAATACGACCGGCTCGAAAGGTATTTCCTGCTCAAGTCATACGCGGACAAATTAACAGAAACCAATTAACACTAAATAAAAAACACCAAACACAGAACACAATGCAGCAAGTTACCTACTCGTATACTCTCTCGCAGGTGCGTGAGATATACAATTGGGCGGATGATCTATTCCGTCCACTTATGGAATTTATTACTGACTTCGAACACTACAACCGCATACGTCGGAGTGTCAAAGATCACGGATGTTCCTTGTCTGACATACTCGATGACAGCGATGTCTTTGAGCATGACGGACTATACTACAATTCGGACGACTGGGTAGTAACACGCGAGGACAATGCCGAATGGCGTGAGGACGTACATTATTGCAATTACTACGAGGAATACACAAGCGAAGACGTATCCCGTGTCTATATCGGGCGTGAGGAGTGTTACTATTCCGAATCGGCAATCAATAGATGTGGCGAACTTTACTATTATGACGGAGATTATTATGACTGCGATGCTCTCTCACGGCATGATCTTGTTGTCATGCCTGACGGAGATGTTGAGCCTATAAACGAGGTTTACTATTGGGACAGCGATGGCGAGTATCACTACGAACCCGAAAATAGATACACGCGGTCGTATCATAACGGGGGTTCACGCACCAAGCGGTTTACTGACGAGCCTAAATTCTACATCGGCTTCGAGATTGAGAAGGAAGACCAAGCTGTCAAGGAATCAATATGTATCAATGACTTCGAGGACGAAACGAATAACGAATGGCGAAAGGAAGATGACGGCTCGCTCAACGACGACAGCGGTTACGAACTTATCAGTCCAACATACGAACTGCTACCGGACAAGATATTCGAGGACATCGAATCCAATTCCTTGATTGTCAAGCATATCAATGCAGGATTCTCAAAGGAACGATGCGGTGGACATATCAACGTGTCGCAAGACGGGCTCACGGGCATGGAGCTATTTGACAAGGTCAAAGGGTACACGCCACTATTCTATGCACTTTACTACGGACGTGTCGACAATTCATATTGCCGAGGCAAAAAGATCAATGATCTCAAAGAACACAATGAGAAACGTCAAGCTATCCGCATACACTACAACCGCATCGAGTATCGTATCGTGTCGGCTGTGCCTAACGTATCCGTCCTCAAGTGGCGGACGCGGCTCATTGAGTTTATTGTCAACAATCCTACCGACTCACCCGAAACGGCTTTTTACAATATCATGACTTCGCTCAAGCCCTTGCTGACCGAGGTATATGACACTGACGAGCGGTTTCAAAAGTTACTCGAGCGTGTCATCAAGTATACGCTCGACTTCGAGAACATCACACTAATCAACCCAAACACTAACCAATAAAAAACAAACAGAACTATGTGTATCGCAATCTTAAACAGCAAAGGCATACTGCCTGACAACTACATCAAAAACTCCTGGGACAACAACAATCAAGGCGGTGGCTTATTGTATACCTATGCCGGCAAGCTCAAGACATTCAAGACCTACGAATACAAGGACTTTGTCAAGGAATACAAACGCGTGCGTGCCGACAAGCATACCGGCAAGGTTGTCCTCCACTTCCGTATCGCAACGAGCGGACACGAACGCTATACAAACCTGCATCCGTTCCTTGTCAACGACAACCTCGGCTTCGTACACAATGGTATCATATCGGGGCTTGGCAATAAACAATACTCGGATACCTACGAATACAACGAAATGCTCAAGCGGTTGCCGTCTGACTTTCTGACTGACGAGGGTATCACTGACCTCATATCCTATTCCATCGGCTCGTCCAAACTTGTGTTCCTTGACAGCAATGACCACGCGACAATCATCAATGAGGACTACGGACACTGGCACGAAGGTAATTGGTATTCCAACGACAGCTACAAATACGCCCTCGATTACGTCTACTACGGCAACCAAAAAGTCAAGAAGAACAGCAAGTCAAGCTATGCTGACGGCAACAAGTGGGACTACGATTGGTCATACCTTTCCAATACTTCCACATCATGCGGACTTGACACTGAACGCGATGCAAAGTATTATGACGACCTATACACCGATGACAATGACTACAATACATTGTGGTGGTATACAAACGTGACAGATGCAAACATACGCAGGCTCGAAAATTTCATCGGCTTCGGATACAAGACCGAAGAGTTTGCGGAAGAACTCGGTATGCTGTCCTATGACTTCGACACCTGCGACCTCGACGAAATTTTAGATCAACTCGGATACATCAATCAACCCTAATTACTAACACACTAACACACAGACACATGAAAAAGGAAATCATCAATGAACTGCAAGACGTTTGGACAAAAGAAGCCAAACGTGTTTTACTCGGGCGGAAAATTACTTCCGTCCGATATATGACCGACGACGAAGCCGAGGTACTCGGTTGGTCAAAGCGGTCTATTGTTCTTACGCTTGACAACAAAATCCTATGTTACATGAGCATGGATGATGAGGGCAATGACGGGGGATCTATGTTCTATGACTGGGAAGACGGAACACAAGGCGTGTTGCCTACACTTTAATACTAACCTTTAATACAGAACACACATGAAAGTATCAACTATCGCGGGGAGCGTATTGCTCGCCTGTATCGTGCTGTCTATCAGCGTGGTAGCAATCGCTGACGTAATCAAGTCGGCACGAACAAAGGACAACGGCAACCGAATACTTGCCGACATCGACCAAACAATCGACAAGCGAAGGCATGATGAAGCCGTCCGCCTTGTCAGATACTACCGGCAGGTCAATGAAAAAGAACTCGCATGGTTTCACACATGGCACGAATCGGATGAGGTTATCTACGATGCGAACGGCTTTGTGGTATACTACAATGACACACAGACCGAAGCGGACTATGTGTGGATTTATGAAATCAACTAATCACTAACCCTTAAACACTTAAACACATGATTAATCTAAAGAAACCTACCACAAAGTATGCGGTCATCAGTCCTGATGGCTTCACGATCGAGCGTACTGAAAGCTACAAGACACAAAAGCAAGCTATGGATGCGTTCGAACTATTCAAGAAACGATACGAAAGCCAGGGCTAT